CCACTGTTAGCAGTTGTGTTTACAATGTGTAATTCTTGAGAAGTAATCTTGTTTAACTGTTCTTGAGGTGATAACAAGTTTCTTACCATTCCGAACGGTTTACCTCTTCTAAAATAAGGAAAGAACGGCACGAGCGTAAAGTGTTCATAAGGAGACCAGTCATCAAATAGTATTACAGTATCCGCTGACACCGTCCAACGGACCTTGCGGATTTTTTTCTGGATTATACCTAGACCAAACTGATCAGCAAATCCTTCTCTTTTCTTTTTAGTCCAGTTATAAGGAACTAATCTTTTATCTCCGGTTACAGGATCTACATAGTACATGCAGTCTTTTAGCCGGTAATATTGTCTTTCTATAACTCTTATAGACCTGAGTGCACGCGCATTTTCTGGGTCCCCAGGGTATTGTTGTCCGTAATTATGTTCGTCTGTATCTCCATACCTTTCTTCTTCAAAGTCCATAGAGTCAGCGCCTAGGGTAGTACCAGTTTCTGCTAGTAACCTAAGTTGATCTGCTTCTTTTTGCCCATATGTTTCTTCTATTTCATCTAAGCTCATCCACTTAGTTTCAAATATTTCATTCCAAGTTCTTGGGTCATAATGTTTAGCGTCTGGGTCTATAAGTATATCTAAAGGGTCTTTAGATTCTATTCGTACTTCGCCGTTTACGTGGTCGTCAAAATCTACACGGACATCGAACCACCCGCGATCTTGTATAAGACCATCAGAAAAAACCTGAGCTTCCATCCAGTCTAACTTATTGTTATCGGATATTTGTGCGTAAACTTTAGTTAGTACGTCTGCAACATCTTGGTTGCCTCCGCCCCTAGGTTTAAATTGTATGTCTGCTTTTTTTGTACTTTGTTCTGCTAGTACTGCATTTACGGTAGGTAAAATGGTATTAATAGTCAGAGCCGGTCGTCCTTGATCATCCAACTGCTGCATATCAAATTCGTCCCATTGTTCGCCCCTGTAATACGCATCGCATTTTTTTGCTAAGTCTACATAGTCTTCATGGCCATGATCACGCGCACGGGTGTATGCGTTCCACTGGTTTTTTGCCAGAGTCAGCTGTTCCGCTTTTGATAAATTTTTCTTTGGTTTCTTACTGTATGCCATATTACGCACTCATTGCCGATTTCTTTTTCGACCCTTTCGCTATTAATTCTAACCTATCTCTCCACGAAGGTATATGCTCGGGAGCTTCATAAAAAGTAGCAAACTCCATAATCATCAAACCAACCCAAGCTAATGCATCAACTTGGTCATCGTGTACCCCGTTTGGAAAACGTAAAAGCTCAGCAATCATTGGGCCTGTCCAAACAGAATCTTCAGGGAAGTAAACTTTACCCTGTTGCATTCTACCTTGTATAGCTCTCGCTCTAGCTTCTTTATCTCGTCTCCCTACTTTTAAATCTTTAAAATACGCAGAATGTAATCTACGTTCTGCAACACGTTTCTCTAAGAAAGGCCCAATAGCCATTTCTATATGTCCACGCTCAATACCTACTATGCCAGGTCGCCATTGTTCGTACAGATCTAGTATTTTCTCTACTAGCTCGTACCCGTCATACTTACCACGAACGAGGTCTACTACAAACATGTTATCATACTCATCTATACCTACGACAATTCCTACAGAAAAATCGTTCCTGTCTCTTTGTCCTATAGCCAAGTCCCACGCGCAGTAATAACGCATCTTATCATACTCGATCTCATCCGGTTCATAATATCTAATCATATCTCGGGTAAAGTAATCACCCTCATCGGATACCGGGTTCTGTTGATACAACGCAGTCCAGTCTCTGGGGCCAATAGCCCTTTGTATCATTTCTAAAGATTCTACATTATATCGTTCTGGGTGCAGGGGTTCTCCTGCCAGACGAAACTCTTCATCTTCTTCTGCTATTGCGGGGTATTTAACTACTTCCCAAGAATCCGCACCTTTTTCTGCATGCTGAAGAAGCCGTCCGGCTAGATCATCATCGTGCCATCTTGTAAGAATAACTAATATACCTCCACCTGGAGATAAACGAGTATAGGCAGTAGATGTGTACCAATCCCAGGTAGCCTCACGGCTGTTTTCTGATTCTGCATCTTCTCTGTTTTTTACAGGGTCATCGATCAAAAGTACGTGCGCACCTTTACCTGTGATACCACCACCAACACCGGCTGCTACATATCCACCGCCCTGGGTTGTTTGCCAGGATTCTACAGACTGTGAATCTTTATCTAACTTAGTATCTTCAAATACATTTTTATAATTAGGTTCTCTTAAAACTTGACGTACCTTTCTAGAAAAGCTCATAGCTAAAGATCCGGAATACGAACAACTTATAAACTCGTGCCCGGGGTTACGTCCGAGATGCCAAGCAGGAAAGGCGATACTAGCTAGCGTAGATTTTCCATGTCGAGGAGGCATGAAAAGCATAAGCCTTGGGGATTTCTTATTTTGCACATCTTCACTAAACTGTTCGAGCCTTTGACAGATATCTTTGTGCACCCAACCCGCTTGGTAATCTGGATTAAACTTTTCTACAAAAGGCAGCATGCGTTTTCGTGACAAAATACGTTTTGCCAGTTCTTGTTCTGCACGAACCTGCGCTTTTTGTTCTTTTTTAGCTTGTTTGTCTTCTTGAGCCGTAGGTTGAGGTAGAGCATCAGCTTCATCCGCCGCGCAGTATACACATAGCCCTTTTGGTAGTACTAGGTTGTCTGCTAAAAGCTTTTTACACTTATAACACTCTATTTTACTGATTTCTGTCACTAGTTAGCATTTCCAACGCCTACGCGCCTGTCTAATTCTTGAATTTGGGTCATTCCTTGTCTTAGCCGAGCTTCGTTTTAGTTGTCCTGCTGATCTAGCGCAATAAGACTTCCTTCTCTTAGCTGCTTTACTACCTTTTTTAACTTTTCCTGTAACCGCAGTCTTTAACTTAGATCCGGGGTTCGCTTTTCTGTATGCAGCAACACCTTTTTTGGTCATTCCTGCACCAGATTTGGTTTTTCGGTAATTACCGCCTTTTCCTGTTGTTTTTCTTATTGCTTTTGCTGGTTTTCTTGGCATAAGTTCTCACATTTGTTGGTTTTCCGCCTACTCCTTGGGCTTTAGACCGTTTTCTCTTAACAGCACTCTTCTTTTGTGCTGCAGTCATACCTGCTGCTTTGGCTTTTGGTACGCATTTTGGATATCCTTTGCGTTTTGTTGACGCTTTTTTTCTACCGCAAGGTGCATGACCTCCGCCTTTCTTCTTTCTACCTATATCAACCCATTTTTCGCCGAACCATTTGGTCAGGCCACCTTTAGGTTTACGAGTAGCCACTATTTATAGCCTCCGCCCCTCGCTTTATAAGTCTTAGTTAGCCATCCTGAAGCATATGCAGACGGCCAAACTTTATATTTACGTTTAGCTTCTGCTTTAACTCTAGAATACAGAGCTGGGTTAGTGGGCTTTGCCCCGCTTTTTTTAGTAGCCTTTCTTTTTTTTACTGCCATTATATCCCTTCTTAGTTGTACCTTTCTTTTTGCCTTTTTTTGCTTTCATACTTTTTGGTTTTGCGTTTATACAATGCATTATCTACTCCTTTTTTTCTTTTTATAAGTTGTGCCTTGTTTAGGAGAAGGGGTGCTGGGGTTTACCTTCATCCTTTTTCTAATAATTCTATCAGATATTGATGCAGCATTTATTAATTTTGGTTTATAAGGTTTTAACTCGTGGTCAACAACATCATAGACTTCGTCTACTGTTTTTACTTTACCTTTTTTACCACTACCTTTAGGTACTCTAGTCCCCATTATGCTGTTTTCTTCTTAAATTTCTTTACTATATCTTTTGAGGTCATGCCATAAGCAGTAGGTGACTTTTTCTTAGCTGCTGTTTTCTTAGCTGCTGTTTTCTTAGCTGCTGTTTTCTTTTTAGTAACGTGAAAACCTCTACTTTCCGGCATATTCCTAGTGTTAGGTTTTTTTAGTTTTGTTACTTTTCTTTTCTTCTTAGTAGCTTTCGCTTGTTGTTCATATTTACTCATTTCTTTCTCCTTTTGGTTCTAGATAAGACATGTCTACTCCAGCTAATCTTAGCAGCTCGGAGTCGGGTAGTCTTTCTAATTGTTGAATTTTATCGACATTAATATTAACTTGGGTAGCTTGCTCGGGTGCAAATAGACCGTGGAGCTTGCATAACGAATCGACAACATTCTTTTCTTCGGTAGAAGTCGATGATTTACGGTGCGCTTCTAAATACATTTGGGTCGCGGTGTTCCTGTCGAACTTTACCTCTTCGCGCATCTCTTGTCTAAGGTACTCGATTGCCTGTTGGAGTTTCGGTCTTTTGAAAGCCTCGTATACCGCATCTTGGTTTCTGTACCCCGCTGCACGTCCCGCGGCCGCTTTACTCATTCCACGTATAAAATACAAGATCAACCTTTCTTCTTGGACAGAAAGCTCGGACAGTTTTACTCCTGCATACGGGAAATGGGATTGAAGCTCGACTCTATCTTCGTCAGTAACTTCAAGATTTTGTTCTGCGACTAGGCTCATGCTTCTAAATATACCTTATAACGTTTTATAAGGGAAATTTATAATAAAAAATTTTTTTGAAAAAATATGAAATATATCGCTCATACATCTTCTCCTCTATCACCACAGACCCCGTACCCCTCCCGATCGAGTTTGACCGTTGACATTTGACTTTTGACCTTTGGAACCTTGTTTTGGTTTTTTCTTGGTGTCTACTCGAAGACTCGTAGCCATCCGCTAAGAGATAATCGTCAGTCGCTAGCGCTTTGTGACGTTGTTGGTATGTTTGTGTTATTAACTCTTAAGTACATGGAGGTACATCATGAGTATATTTAGATCTATAGGCCGTCTTACTTACAAGACACAAAAGGTAGTAACTAGCACAGTATCAGATCCTATCAAGGACTTTACAACTGGTTATAAAGAAGTCAAAGCACACGAGGCTAAGATGAAAGGCATAACTAAAGCACTACTAGAAGAAGGTGTTAAGGTTACGCCAAATACATTTAAACCTAGACAAGCGGAGATGGACATATGAGTAAGGTAATCTACAACGCATTGGCACTAACGATATTCACAGTATCGTTAGTACTAACTACTATCATAACCATGGACATCATTAACTTCACTGGACAACAATCATTGTTCGAGTTATTCCTTTGGTTCATCTTCGGTCTTATAACATTCGTTTATGGCAAGACCATCATTCTACTTAATCATGAAAAGATAGAGACTGATACCAGCTTACTTAATCGTGATTTATAAACCTACAGGGGGCTAACAACCCCCTATCTACTATCATAACTACTATCATCAGTGTGCGTGCTTCTGCACGTCACTGTATATATTTTGGTTCCTCGTGTTCCACGGGACTAAGCCGATGTGGAACCAAGTCGTGGAACCAGGACAAGCGTGCATACTAATGCATGTTTGCGTGCTATCAGTTCATCTGTGGTTCCGCGGTTCCGCGTAAAACAAAACTTTGGTGCGTGGCGGACCGTGGACCG